TATGGGAATTACAGCAAGTGACGGCGGCGGGTCAGATTACGAACAGGTTCCGACTGGAACTCACAACGCAATCTGCTACAAGATTGTTGACGCTGGAACGTCTAACAATGAGTACCAAGGCGAGGTTAAGAAGCAGCACAGCATCTTCATCTTCTGGGAGTTACCTGAGTGCCAAACGGCAGATGGTCGCCCGATGTCAATGTTCAATAAGTATACGCTGAGCCTCAATGAAAAGGCAAAGCTGCGTCAGCATTTGCAGACTTGGCGCAACAAACCATTCACCGCCGAGGAGCTGGCTAAGTTCGACGTAACCAATGTGCTGGGTGTTACCTGCAAGGTCGATGTCGGCTTAACGTCAGGCGGAAAAGCTAAGGTTACTGGCGTATTCACTGCCGATGGTGGTGCAAAGAAAGTTGCTACCGTAAACGATCAGGTTGTATTCGACCTAGAAGAATATCTCAAAGAGTTTACTGGTGAATCATGTGAAGCCAGCAAGAGAATGTGCGACATCTTTGAGGAGCTGCCACGTTTCATTCAATACCAGATCGGTGGATGTGATGAGCAGGGTCGAGATCCTGTTGATCCATGTTTCGAGATGCAGGCTGCACTGAAGAAGGGTGAGAACCCAGCGCCACCGAAGAAAGATGACGATGGCCCGGAAGACGCAGACTTTGAAGACGATATACCATTCTAGGGGGTGAACATGGCTAGTTATTATAAACGTAAGTACAAAACCCGTGCGGGAACCAAGCGCGATCAGGTAAGGCTTTACCTGTTAGGTCACCCTGACGCTACGGTTAATGAAGTGGTCAAAAAAGTGGGCGTATCTAAGTCATACGCCTTTAAAGTACATGCTGAGTACAAGGGTGATTCTAAGTTCGGATTTGACGCTGCCTTTGGCAACCCCAAGGGTCAGTTGGATAGCTTGACCATCTTCAAAGACGATATGGTCAATCAACCCAAGCATTATTCTGGTGCGATAGAATGTATCGACGCAATGGTCAGCGCCTTCGGCTTGCAGCGGGTAAAAGAGTACAGCGAGATCGCTGCGTTCAAATACCTTTGGCGTCAGGGCAAAAAAGGTGATCCTGCTGAGGACAAAGCCAAGGCAATTTGGTATACCAGATTCAGCTTAGGTGATGATCCGAGGTCAAACAAGTGATTTGGTCAAAGTTGATCACCAGCCCAACCATACCGAATTGGACAACTTATTCGTTGTTGATAGCGTTTTTGTTTGGGGCGGTTATTGGATTTTTTTTAGGCTGAGCGTTCATCACGCGCTTCCAACTCGTTCCCGTCCGAGTCAGCCGATGGCGGGGCTAATTTTAGACCAAGGCAGAAACCTAACTGCCTGAACTTCGGTTCCCGTCCCGATGGTCGAGCAGGCGGGGTTTAGACCAAGGATCTCCGTCCTTATAACCACGTTCCCGTCCGTGGGGTCGAACCGGCGGGGCTAATCAAACAAGAGGGCAAGATGGAATCTGTATTTATGAAGGCTTTGCGCTCAGCTCAAAAGGCTGATGAGGCAAAAGAAAAACGATCAGAAAAGGCTTTGGATAAATCGCTAAGTAGTAGAGTCAGCGATGAACAAATCAAAGAAGTATTAGAACTGGAGATTAAAAAAGTAAAGCGAGCGGAGATAGCGGCTCAAACCAAGATCAGTGCTCACACAATTTACAATGTGATCCGCAGATACTCGATAGATAAGGATGGCAAGGTCGTTTTGAATGATCGGGATCACATAAGCCAATAGAGGAACCAGTGATGGATTTTAAAGAAGGCATTTACGAAGATTTAGACTACCCAACCTACGACTCAATCCCAGCGTGGCGATCTCACGATCTCACCTCGATTGCCAAGTGTCCCTTCACTTGGAAGAACCGAACATTCAACAACTCACCCGCACTGCTTGAAGGCAGGGTTCAGCACACCGTGTTTTTGGAACACCACAAGTTCTTTGATGAGTTTGCCATTGAGCCACCCGTCGATAAACGTACCAAGGCTGGCAAGGCCGAGTACGCAGAATGGCTTGAGGATCTGGGTGACAAGACAGCCTGCAAGCAGGATATGTATGACATTTGCATGGAACGCCGTGAGGTTGTATCTGAGTTTATCCCCAAGCCAGAGCACCACGTCGAGCTGACGCTGTGCTGGTATTGGAACGGTCAGCCCTGCAAAGGCAAACTTGACTGGCATACTGGCACTGACATCTGGGATCTCAAGACCTGTAGAGATGCTTCACCAAGAGGCTTTAGGAGCGCGATCAACTCATTTAGATACTACCAGCAGGCTGCGTACTATATCGCTGGGTGTAGGGCTGTGGGTTTGCCTACTGAGAAGTTTTACTTCTTGGCTCAGGAAAAGCAGGCACCGTATCCTTATGCAGTCTACACGCTGAGTGATGAAGCCGTCGCTTATGCTGACGCACAAAACGAACAGGCAATGGCGATTGGCATGAAGTGTCGTGAGCAAGACCTGTACCTGCCATACAACCAACAGGGGGTTAAAGAGTTTGGGTTATCTGAAATTAACTGAGGAGCAGCAGGCACAAGAAAATGCGTGGGATGCTCAGAAGATGTACCACGCCGCTCGCTGGGTGTGGAACCGTAGAGGCCACGCCTCACCCAACAACCCACCGCACCGCAGGATTAACTGGGAGCAATGGTTTGAGAAAAAGTTTGGCGAGTCACTAGATGCCTACGCCGCACGAAAGAAAAAGGATAAAGCATGAAAGAGTTTTTTATGAAAATTTCAGCAACGAAAGAGGCGCAGGTTAGGGTCTACGGCGAGTCTGAAGAGGCTGCTATCAAATCACTCACAAGTGGTGGCGAGATGGATCTGCTGAGTATGTGGGGTGAGCCTCACATCAAGGTCGATTACTGTAGGGAGGTTGATGAATCCAAGGCGTAAAAAAAGGGGCGTTAGCCCCTTTTCTAAGTTAACTCCTCGGCTAAATCAAAGAATTCATCACCAAGCTTCCACTGAACAACTAGCTTGTTGTACAGTTTTTGCTGCTGCTTGATTGTTGCCTTTGCCATAGTTTCCGTTTGAGTTGTGCTCCTACCAATGTAAGTAGCATCATCAACTGTTCGTGAAGCCAGATCATAAATCGCGGATATGATCTCCATCCTAGCCTGTTGAACAGGAGTTAAACCATCTTGATTACGCATTACTTTCTTCCTTTTGTTGTAATTTTCCAAGACGCCGACGGGGTCTACTTGTTTGCTGCACCGCAGCCCCATCGTCACGTTTCACGCTGGGGACTACCCAGCACTCTTCAGTTGGAATTAAGAGGCTCTCATTTCTGCGGTCAGGATTAAAAGAGCTTTGCGTAGCGCAAGGATCATGCCGCTATCGACTGACCATTGCTGACCAAAATCCAGTGAGATGCCATCGCTCACGTCATTTAAAAGGTCGTCTGCGTTCCAAGCTCCACCCGTAGAGTGCCAGCCGCCATCAATAGGCTGCTCAACCTTGATGAGATCCTCGCCGTCCACCTTGAACAAAACAGCGCGATACTTTTGTGGCAGTACACGACCACGGCTTGAGGCGGTTAGGTCTTCGCTTAGGATGTTGATTTCGTTTGTCATTTTCTTCTTCCTTTTCGTTGTTGATGGCATCTATTATAATGATTTCCGTGTCGATGTATACACATTTGTGCAGATAATTGCATTTAATTTAGGCATAAAAAAAGGGGCGTTAGCCCCTTGGTTAAATGTAACATTCTTCTTCTTCGTAGAAGTACCCTTGGAATTCACAGCTATCTGGAGCCTCTTCTTTCCACGGCCCTCCAGACTCTGTTAAGTTGGGCTGAATGTGTGGCTTGTCACTGAACGCAAGACCAATGCCTTCTTCGCGAGTGTTGAGGTCGTTCATCTGTGCAAGCAACTCGTAAAAATCCTTACCTCCAAATTCGCCGTAACCCTCGTATTCGTTTTCTTCCCACTGATTGCCGTTGTTGTCAGTCATGTAGACAGCAAAAGTTTTTCTGCCGCTGCCTGTGTTGCAGATGCTCCTGTTAGTGTCTTGTGTTTTCCAAGAAAACATTCCCATATCTTTATCCTTATTTGATTTTCCAAGACCTTTCGGTTTCGGCTGGGAATCACCCAGCCTCGTCAGTTGGAGTTAAGCCGCCTCTTCCATCTCATCAAACAACTCGTCAAACAAATCGAACTCGTCTTCGGTAGGCTTGGCGTACTTGCCGTCTTCGATTAGCTTGGCTAAGAAAGCTTCCATCTCAGCGGTCATCTTGGCAGAAGATGCTTCAGCAATCTTCACCATGTCGTTTCGGTTCATTTGATCAATCTTCAGTACCAACATCATCTTCTTCCTTATTAGTTTTCCAAGACACCTTGCGGTGTTTCGGCTGGGGACTACCCAGCCTCTTCAGTTGGAGGTTATACAGACCTCATATCGAACGTAGCTGACTTGTTTTTGGGCAAGTGACCGCGAGACTCTAACAAAGCCAGCAATTCAGCTTTTTTAGAACGAACTCGATCTTTGGCAGCTTGATAGTCAGCAAAAGAAGCTTTGCCTATGCACAAATAGTGTGCGTAATCTCTAGCAGCTTCAAGTTGTAGTCCTAGTTCGTATGCGTTATTTGTTGCCATCTTCTTATTCCTTCCTGTTGTGTATGTCCTCTATTTTACAGGTTTCCGTGTCGATGTATACACCTTTATACAAATAAATGTAAATAAATGTAAATAAATGCAAACAACTATAAAGAGTTTTCGTAGTTCTCGACCAAACGCTTTTTATTGTGCAGCCAAAACACCAGCAGGTAGCGGTCACCGCTCTCAACGGCTAAGCCTCTGTGCAGGTTTGTGAAGGAAGGGAAGATCAGGGCGTGGCCTGATGGTAGGGGGTTTAGCACTCCGTGATTGTGACACTCTGTGCCACCGCCCTTGTAATCGTCAGTGTTGAGCGGAATCACTACCGATATGTCTGCGCTTTCGTCGTGGTGCCAAGCACCTTTCTGCTTGTCCTTGGGATTGTAGTTGGCGATCTGGATCGAAGAGATGTCTTTGCAGTCTCTCTGCCACAGGCTGTAGAAGATTGGGTTCAGCACGTTCTGAACGACAAACCACATAGATCGGTACAGCTCAGGGACGTGCTCAGCCAGCACAATCTCAGGTATCTGCCTCAGCTCATCCTCATCTGGGTTGGCTACGAACTCAATCTCGCGCTCCATCTGCTTGATCTCTTCGACCAGCATCTTGCAAAACTGACGGCGAAACAGTGGCACCTTGTAGACATCAGGGAAAACCTTCTTGCATAGCTGGCTCACAGGAGTCTTTGTCATGCGGTCTACACCACCCTTGGCCCGATACTCAGCTATGAGTGGAACCGTCTCTTGTACGGCTTTATAGAGCGGCTGGTTGATCATCCAGTGCGACTGCATGGATAGCATATAGTTTTTTATTTCATACATTGTACAATTCTATACAATCTTGTAAACTCCATCAATATTTTGTAGAGAAAAGATCATGTCAGAAACTTATCATGGCCCAGAAGACGGTTACACCAAACCGAAGGAAAAGGCTCAAAAAGAGCCAAGCCCACGCAAGTCACTTGCAATCGACGTAGAAACCTATGAGATGTTGCGCGACATTTGCGGGTCAGAACGCCGCTCACTGATTAACCAGTTGCAGCAGCTTATTGAACAGCGTCACAAAGAACTATTTGGTAGGAATCACCGTTGAAAAACATCTTCAGTAAAGGCCGTCCAGTACCTCAGACCTATCGCCCAGTTATGGAAGCCAGTGAGGTCATAGAACTGTTTGGCAGGCTTACTATGCACCAGCAGGCAGCTCTCATGCGCCTTATGAGCCGCAACCTAATGCTTGAGTTGGATTCTGAGTCTGCTATGGGCTACGACCTCGACTACAACGTCGAGGGTGCCATGATCGTCGCTAGACTGGCTGAGCCTGAACCTTTAAGCGAGTGAAGCTATCCCGCCAAGGTTGCCTCTAGTACGCATAGCGATCTCTCGATCTTTCTCTAGCGGTACTACAGTGGCAGACAAAGCTGGATCAAACGGTGGCTTGATTGTTGGGCCTGTTGGAGTTGGCTCAAAGATTGGCGAAACAGCCTCCTCAACAGGAGCTGCTTGAGCTACCGGCGGAGGCGTTACAACAGGTGCAGGCGTAGGCTCAACTTCTTCCTGCTTAGCCTCAAACCCTTCTATGGCTTGCAGCAACTTATTTCTTTCACTGTCAGACATAGACTCAGCCTCAGCCTCGTCTTGAGGTGGCAAAGATGTCCTGATAACAGATTGAGTTGCGTCAGAAAACATTGGCGTGTTCATGCGGAATATTGTTTGGCTAACTGCGTTTGCAGCATCGCTCGCATTCCTAAGACTTTCTGAACCACTTAATACTTTTTGCGAAATCATTCGCAACGGAATGCTTGGCGCGTTCAACATACCCGACCTAGACGCTGCACTCATAAGACTATAAGCAGTGCCAGAAGTGTTCAGTTTTGTTTCAGCCCAAATGGTAGGCAGTACGTTTGTTCTAAAATCCTTGATTCTAGCAATTTCATCTGGAGTAAAAAGTCTATTTATGATGTCTCTGTTCTTAAAGAACACATCGTTGTAGTTGTCTACAATAGACTTTCTTGTTATCTCACCACCCTTGCCAGCAAACGCCTTGGTCAT